TGTAAGGGACTAAACGAATAGTGTGTTTGCCCGGAGCTGGTTTCCAAAGTTCTACTTTCTTTGAAGTTGTGCTTTGTAGTTTGTTCAGTCTACCTCTGATTGCGTCTAAGTTAATAGCCATTTTTTTGCGTTTTAAGAGTTTATGTTTTATGGTTTTATTTAGGTGAGTGTCCTTCACCCTCTATGTATATAAATATAAAGAGATTACAAATATACAACAATTTATTGGACTTTCCAAATCTTTTTTGAAGTATATTTTTTAATCAGATTAAGCATTTATATGGGTTTGAGATTTACTCAAAGATACGAAAAATACCTGATACTACCAAATAAAAAAGGGAGTATTTAACTCCCTTTCTTTTTTATGCTAATAAATGATAATATTCTTTAAAGTGTTTGATTCTGTCCGGTAATCCAATTGTTCCTCCGTTTACTCTTTTAGTAATCTTTGTTACAACTGTATCACTAGCTCCTTCATCTGCTATCTTATGTAATCCGTTTTTAGAGAAGAACCAAGCTGCTGATAATAAAGCGTAAGATGATGCTACCTTATCAGGATTTGCTGTCATATCTTCACCAATTGATTTACCAAATGCGGTGTAGTTTTCTTTACCTGTTAATTGAATATATCCTCTACCTCTAAATTTGTAACCTTCACCTGTTGATTCAGGTCCGTTACCCATTCTACCACCATATACTTTAGATGCAATCTTTTGTGGTTGTCTAGCATAAGGTGCTGCAGCTGCTTCAGTTGGAAAGTATTTTTTAAAGATACCTGCCAATCCTTTTGCTGAATAGTTTAAGTTTTCTTGCGTTGCTTTGAATCCGCCACTCTCATGTCCACATTGTGCTAAGAAGTGTGCTAATCTCAATGGAGTATTAATTTGGAACTTAGCTGCCGTATCAGGAATCATTGCGATTACTGCATCAGGAATATGTCCTTTTAATTTATCTAATTTTAATCCACCCACAGTTGCTATTGGAGCTGGTGCTACGGGTGTTGGTACTGATGTTGTTGCTTCACCCATAATTTTTGCCCAAGTTGATGGTCCTACAATACCATCTGCAGTTAAACCATTTTTTGCCTGCCATTCTTTTACAGCTGCTTCAGTTTTTGGTCCAAAGTTAGTTACAGCCGGCTCGATACCAAGCTTTTGTTGCATTAACTTTACGTTTTCGTTATTATCTCCCTTTTTTAATAACATAATAAAAATTATTTAGATTGTCCTTCCGTAACTTCTTTATTTCCTTCACCGAAATCAATTACCTCAAAAACTCTTGTCTGAATTTTCTTAGTTCCTTCGGCGTTTGTTAATATAATTGAATTTTTGAACTTCTGCCAATTGATGACAAAAGATGTATCCAACACCCCACCATTTTCCTCTTTAACTAATTCGTTAAGAGCATTTATAGTGTAAAGTGAGTTAGATTCTTTCTTTCTATGTATTAGTATTGTGTTTTCCAATGGAGTCTCCGGTTGGAAAGCAGTATCTATATTATAAGTTACAAACAATTCCTCTAAATTGGACTTGTTTTGTAATATATAAATATAGTTATAGACTATATGATAAGTCTCTCTTATTTGTTGTAGAGTGTTTTGTAACTCCTCCTTTGTTGTAAATGTACAAAGTAACTGTGTCTTCATTCTTCCTCTTATTTCTTTTATTGTCTATAAATATCAAAAACCAAAAGGAAGGGTAAAAACTGATTATTTTTTATCTTTGTTTGCTTTTCCTTTCAAACAACCTTGCATTTCCTTTCCTAATCCACTTACAACAGATTTAGATTCTCCTTTTGTACGATATACCTCTTTACCCAATTCTGCTTTTGTTTTTCCATTTACGAATACAATAGAATCATCTTTTGGTGATACTCTAACTCTTTTTTCTAAATGAGAAACCAATCCTTGTCTACCCTCTGGTGTATCCAATTTTCCAGTATATCCAGAAAGTTCTGCTAAACATTGTCTATAATATTCAGGTTCAACATTATCACCTCCAATATTTTGAGAACTAACACCATCTCTTTCACCTAATATATAAGATGCGAAGTGCATTCTATGTAGGAAATCCTTTACATATGCTTGTTGATGTGGTCCGTTATCTGCGTTTTTATCATAAGGGTATGCTGGTGGTTTTGTTGCTTTATCTGCTTTTTGAATTTCAGTTACTAATTCAGTATGAGCTTCACCCATAACATCTCTACGAGTTTTAGCTGCTGCTTTTAATATACCAGCACTATTTGCCAAATTTAATAATTCATCTGCACTTAAATTAAATGCTGGTGCTAATTTAGCTGCTGTTTCCGGTGTTACCTTTTCCAACATTTCACTTACTTTAATTAAAACTTTTAAAGCGGCTGTTGGTGCTGGCGTATCACCTGCACATGCAATAGCTATTCTAGCTGCATCTTTTTCAGATTCTACTGGAGTTTTTATACCCAACTCAGCTGCTTTTTTATCAAACCAAGGTTTACCTTTACATTCATCTAAATAATTCTTTTTTCCACCACCTCTTACTGGGTATGCACTAACTACTTTTGCTATAATTGCGTCTTGTGCATTTCTCTCATTTGGTTTCATTGAATCTCTACCCTCATCAAATTTTCTACATGCATCCTCAATGCCAGCAGAAGCTTCCGCTACTTTTTTACTAACATCTTGCATTTTCTTTGCAAGCTTAGGGTCTAAGTTACCACCCATAGTTTGATTCATAGCTTTTATCTTCTCATCAACTGATGTATTGTTATGTGGGTCATTATATGCACTTTTGTTGGATGTATGCTTAAATCCAACAGTACCATCTTCTCTTTCATACATAACACCAGTATCACTTTCAGTTAATGTATCTATATAATTTAATTGCTTTTGATAATGTTGTTTTTGTTTAGGAGTTTTTGCATTTTTCATTAACTCAACAAAATGTTTTTTAAGTATTGACTTAGATTGCTTATCCATAATAACACCCATTGGATATGGTGGTGTTTGTTTTTTAGCTGCTTTATACTTTGATTGATACATTAAAACCTTTACTTCGGTTTTTGCAGTTTCCAATGCGATTTTAGCCCATCTCTTTCTATCTTTTTGCGGAATTTCTTGAGCTAATGGGGTTTCCATTATTTCATTTATAATTGCATCTTCCTCCTGCGGTGTTAAGTTTCCACCTTTTTTCCAAATTTGATTAATATATTTACCACCATTATTTTCTCCCAAAGATGATGCAGGAGAACCTGCAGGTCTTAAATAATTACTATTTATTTCAGCTTGTCTTTTTAGCATGAAATCCGTTGCATATTTAGCTTTATTTTTAGATTTGTCAAATTCAGATTCAACTTTAGCAATTCTATCATCAACAAACTTTTTAAGTTGTGCTGGTTTCATTTTTGAGAAGTCCGGCTCAGTATCATTTGTTGGTTTAGGTTCTGCTTTAGTAGGTTTTCTTTTAACATCAGCAGTTTTTCTATAATCCATACCACTACCTGCTATTTTCTTTGGAGCTTCTTTATCAGCTTTTGTCATTTTATGAGTACCACCTTTTACAGCCGCATCTCTTGCTTCTTTTGATTTAAACACGGATGTCATACCAGTATCTTTTTTGATAGCTGTAAATGTTTCACCTTTTGCTTCCAAAGTAATTTCTGAAATTATCTCCCTTACTAATGATTTTATTCCCATTTTATTTATATTTTCGTTATAGATTTCTTTGTTTACCTTGCCATATTCTCTCATCAAAATTCCTGCAATTGCATTTGCTTGATTTTCTATTCTAGAACCAGCTGAACCATCTTTATCAATGTTCTTAAGGAATCCCTTTTCTTCTTGCTTTCTATGTACCATTTCATGTGCAATAGTTCTTAAAATATCAGCTGTCAATCTTTTATCGGTTGCAACAAATATTTCTTTTGAAGAAGGGTCATATCCACCTAAAGCTGCTAATTCATTTTTAAATTCATTTCCACTCACTAAATTAACTTTTGGAGTTTCTTTTAAATTTAATCTCTTAGATGCAAATTCAACAAAATCATTTATAGAAGTTTGCTTTGAGTTTGATGTTTTTTCTTTCAATAAACTAGCTAAATCTTTTAATTTATCTTTCTTTTCTTTTTCTTTTTCTTTTTGGGCTTTTTCAAACTTATATGACCTTATACTTTCTAATTTTTGCTGAGGAGTCATTTTGTAAGTTTTCATTTTCTCCAACCCCAATCTACAAAGTTTTTCAAAAAAATCTTTACTAGCAAGCTCATCATTCTTATCACCAACACCTTCTAATACTAAATCATATCCTTCAATTTCCTTCCAAAATGATTCTAATATACCACCACTTAATGCACTTGCAGCCAAACCACTTCCAGCTGCCGCATATGGATTTGATACTCCAAGTGTTTCTGCCAACGCATGCTTTCCAAAATCTTTTGCAATATGTGCAAGAATTTCACCAGCACCATGATGTGCAGCTTCTTTAGCTACCGTTCCGGCTACTTGTGTTCCAGCTACTTGCGTTCCACCTGCTGCAGCTCCACCAAGTCCCGCTTTAGCTAATAACCATGGGCCAGCCAATGCACCTCCAATTATCAATGAGGCTTCAATTGCCAAATGTTTAACTGCGTGTTTTCTTTCATGCTCAACATGCTCTGCATGATGTGCAACATGCTTTTGTTCCGGAGTTAAATCATCTTCTAAATCAGCAACTTCTTGCGTAGATGGGACCTCTTTTCCCGGAGGCCAACATAACCAACATCTTTCTGTTTTTTGTGTTGTATTACCTTGAGCATCTAACTTTTGTCCTTTTTCATTTATTTCCTCTCCATCTTTATCATAGTATTTTCCATCTCTCTTAAAATATCCTGTTTTAGAATCCAATTCACTTGCTTTAAAGGCGTTTTCTTTGGTAGTACCTACCGCTTTTCCACGTTCTCTAGGACCTATATAACCAGCGCCCATCAATCCAGTATAATATGAACCATCGGGTCCAAAATCAGCTGGGTCTGGTTTTTCTCCACTTTCATATACAGGTACTGTTTTATATTTTGGATTTCCTTCTTCATCTCTTTTTTGATAATCTTCTACGTGTACGTCTTTACATTTACTATCATCACGTTTCTCTTTCTTTTTACCTGTCTTATCTAAAGATGCTAAATAATCTTGTCTATGTTGAGGAGCTTCTTTTATAATTTCATTCGTATTTGCATGAGGTCCTTTTGGTGCATCACTACAATCTTTAGTAGTACCAGATCTACCTGTTTTGTATTTTTGTTCTACTGCTTTATATACATTTTTTAGCATTTTTCCTTTTTTCATAAGCCAGTTACCAACCATAGTATCTTGCATTGCTTTCTGAATAATCGTTCTATCATTTAATGCTTTATCAATTGCCTCTGCTTTATCTTCATCAGACATTCCATCCAAATATTCATACGCCTGATTTTCTTGATGTGATAATCCTTCCTTTTCTTTTGCTATTTGTTCATTTGCTTCTTTATCGGTTGGAACTGCATCTCTAGTAGTAGGATTTTCATTATTAGCATCTGCTTTATTAGCTGATGATGGTTGTGTATCTGCACCAGTTTGTTTACCACTCTTAGCTGCCACACCAAATTCTGATGCGAACTCATTTGATGTTTCAATGGCTTCATCTATATTCTGGTCGATAATCATTGTTTTTAATGGTAATGGATTATCAGGATGCTCCATATTATATGCCGTAATTGCTGCCCATCTATGGTGTCCATCAACCACATATCCATCTTTACTTACATAAAGTGGTGCTGTCATTTTCTTATATGATGGGTGTGAAGGTCCTGCATCTAATACTGATTTCATTCCTAATACTTTATCACCAACTAATTCACTTTGAGTTGCTTTTAATGATTCGGATGGAACGTCCGCATCAGTTACTTTAATGCCTTTATCAGCCAACATTTGTCTAAAGTATGGTTCTCCATCGGCTTCCGTAGCAGTTGGGTCTGTTTCTTTTGCTTTTTGTAATACATCCCACGCTTGAGTACCTTCCCTTGGCTCACCTTTAAATTGTGGCATATCTTTACGAGGAATTCCTTTATTACCAGAACAAAATAAGTTTGAATTTGGTAATGATACTTTACATAAATTATATGTTGGTTTTTGATTCTTCTTTACTTCAGCTTCATATGCTGCTTTTTCTTCTCCGTTCAATCCCTTAGCCTGCTCCTCACTATATCCCATCTTCTCTCTAGCAATACCTTCAGCTTTTTTCTTATCGTCTTTAAAGTCATCATAGTACTTATTCATTTCAGTACTCTTTTGCTTTAAGAATTCAGGATCTATATCTTTTAATCCCGGCTCAGTTTCAATTGTTGTTCCTGCTATCTTACCATCTTTCTCAACACCCTTTTCATTTTTAGGTGGTGGGGTTTCTATTGGAGTAAACTTACCAGGAACATCAGTACCATCAGTCTTTTTAGCTGCAGGTTGCTCGGCCGGCTTTTCAGTTGATGTAGTTGGTTGTTGTACCGGTTCTTCTTTTGAAGATGTTGCAGCTGCTTTTGCTCTTTGAGTAGCTTTTTTAACTGCTCTTGGAGGAAGTTCTTGTACCGTTATCTTTTCACCATTTTGTAAAGTACCTGTAATTGATTTTTCAAATAGTGCAAATACATCTTCGTTTAAAGAATTCTCAAATGCCATTTCAACCACCGATTCAGTTCTTACATATTTTGCAGGACCATTTGGTTTATCGGAATAATATCCACCACCAATAGAATATAATGAACCACCGCTATCAGTTTTAGCTTCTTTGCCCGGCTTCTCTTTTTTTATATCATCCTTAGTTGCCTTTGGAGTTTCTTCCGGCTTAGTTGGTTCTTCTTTTGGTTTATCCTCAGGCTTATCTTTTGGTTTAGTATCAGTTGGAGTTTCCTCAGGTTTTTTTGCTGAAGGTTGTTCCGGCTTAGTATCAGTTGGAGTTTCCTCAGGTTTAGCTGGTTCTTCTTTTGGTTTATCTTCCGGCTTATCTTCTGGTTTAGTATCAGTTGGTTGCTCAGGTTTTTGTTGTGATTTCATTCTCTGTCTTCTCATATCAACATGCGAATTACCAACCGGTGCAATTACTGTATATCCAGCATCTTCTGCTTCTTTAATTTTTCTATCTAATTCTTTTTGACGGAAACCATTATAAGCCTGTTGGCCTTTCATAATTTCATTATCACCCATTTTACCCTCATCGTTATAATTTAACTCATAAAGGTCTTTCTTTTGTGCATCCGTTAAATTATTCCAATCAACCTCACCATCAAATTGTGAACTTCCACCTTTTTTAGCTTGGTCTATAATCCATTGCTTACCTTCATCATCTAAATAATCTTCAGGCTTCAGATTATCACCTTGCCCAACCATATTAGTCCAAATAGATGCTCTAGATTTTGATGGGCTACCTAATTCTTTTTCTATTTCTTTATATACTTGAGATTTATCATCTTCTATATTTGCATTTTCATCCCAACTACTTTCTTCTGCATTATCAAAGTGTCCTTTTACTCCATCTCTAATTTCAGCTTGCTCTCCACCAAATTGAATATTACCATCCTTATCTTTACTCATACCACCTTCACCCACAAACATTACTTTTGTATCTTTAGGTAGTTTTTGTATTTGCTCAATGGTTTGCTTTGTACTTTCAAGTTCACCACCATGCTCTACACCAATAATCAATGAACCATTTGGAGTTGTATCAACATCTAAATCTTCTTGATTACCATTTTCATCTTTAGTAGTTTTTCTTTTCTTTAAATTAGATGCTGCTTTTGTAGTTTGTTCTTTGGTTTTTTCCTTTTTTGCGTTTTGCTTTATTTTTTCTCTAACATCTTTTGTAGCTTTTACTTGATTTAATAAGTCCGGGTCCATTTTATCCCAATCAAGTCCTGTATTTGCAAATAGTTCAGGATGTTTAGCTTGTAATCTTTTTAAAGATTCTATATCATTTGCATCACTTTCTGCTTTATCTAATAAGTCATATAAATCAGAAGTTGCTTTATCTATCTTTGTTTCTTCGGGCTCATCACCTAATGCAGCTGGTGCTGGTGGTTCTTCACCATCTTTAGGTTCTTCTCCATCTGCTGGTGGGGTTGTATCGGGCTTTGATGGCTCGTTTGCTGGCGGTTCTTCATTAGGGCCGGCTTCAGGTCCTTTTGGTTCGTCATCTCCCCATTTTGCAGAAGTTCTTTCACCACCATCACTATCTGGATATGGAATATCGGCTTTATATGGTTCTCCATATTTTTCCTCATACTCTTTTTTTCTTGCAAGGAAATTTCCTACTGCAGCATCTGCGATTTCTTTATCACCACCTTTGCTTGCTTTTCTCATTTCCTTTTCCACTTTATGCTGTGCGTATTCAGTATTAGCTTTATCCGCTGCTTTATCATCACCACTCTTTTGAGCATCATTCATTTTTTTCTCCGCATCAGTTATGGCTGTATCTAATTGAGTATCACTCATAGCATGTAGTGAATCATCATATCCTTTTTTCTTTGCTTCTTCCTTATCCTTTGCTACTTTATCAGCCTTATTTTTAAAATCTTCAGGACTTCCAGGAGTTGGTTCTTTTTCAGCTTCACTATCCTCTTTATCCTTTTGTGCTAATTTTTCACTAGCAGCTTTTTCTCTATCTAAACGAGCTCCCATAGCAGGGTCTGCTTTTGGGTCAAACATTGCTGCTGCTTTTTTCTTTTTTTCATCTTCAGCTGCAGCTCCACCTTCTTTACCATCTTCACCTTCTTTACCTTTTGCATCTTCTGGTGGTTTAGCCTTACCATCTTTCTCCGCACCTAATTCCTGATTCATTGTTTCTCTTTCAGGACTTCCTTCCGGTGGTAATGTTGCTTCTGCAGCCTTTCTACCAGGGGAATCTTCAGGCTGTCTTAATAAATTACCAACAATACCTTCTTTATCTTCACCACTAGCACTTTTATATCTAACTTTTTTATTAAGTGCTGGATTTGTAAACCCGCCAGCTTCTGCTTCATTCAAGCTTTGTAATATTTCAGATTTAACATGACCCAAACCCATTTCGTTTAACACAATTTCCAATTCTTTTACATGCATTGGATTTTTTGGGTTTGGCATTCCATCATTTACTCTGTATGCCCAATCAGCTACTATTTCGTTTATTAATTCAGATAAATTCATATTCATTAAAATTTGTGGTCTTTTGCTTCACATAGCATTTCCAATTCTTCCCAAGAAAATTTAGGTTTTTCATTTAGAAATACATAACATTTCCATTTCTTTTGTTTTTCAAAATAGATGTGTTTTTGTAAATGCGATGGAATTGCTGCTCCAGTTCCTACTCTCTTTGCAGGAGTATCAAAGAATGTTTTTATTAGTACTGTAATGTTTTCGGTATCATCCCATTTACGGATTTGTTCTTCTAACATTCTCCACTCACCTCTATTAAGATATTTGTCCTGCATTATACAATTTAAGTAAGAAAACGTTTGTTTTAGATTTTCCATATTGTCAGAAAATGTTGCAGCTGGTGCACCATGTCCTTTATCGTATATGTTTGCTTTATAATCTTCCGCATCTGATGTTTTGATATTCACTTCCTTATAAAAATCCATAGCTCCTCTATTCACATTTGTAGGACGGTTTGTTGAACGATACTTAATTACTAAGGGTTGTTCTAACGATTGTGAGTATAAAACCTCAAACACATTATTTTTAATTCTTACATTTTGTCCTAAAGAAACCAAAGAAAGGATTAAAAAACTAAAAAGGATAACGATTTTCTTCATATTATAGCATGTTTTTGTATATACTATAAATATGGGTTCTTATAGTTTTCCGTAATCCAAACCCCAACTAGCCTTAACAGGAAAACCACCTCCTTCAATGATTTCCTTCAATCCTTTAATCAAACTCTTATCAATATCAGTCGGAACATCAAAAAGGAACGAGTCATAGGTATATAAACAAAAATGGATACCACTACCTCTTATATAATCCAATATCTTTCTCATAACCTCAATGTTCATCTCAGTCTCAACGGCTTGTAATAAATAGTTGAATACCTTTTGTGCATTTGGTTGTTCTATCCAGCTCAATGGGATTTCTCTATGAGGTGTTTGTAAGTAACCCTGCTTTTGTGTTTCAATCCATAGGTTATCAATGTAATCAGCTACCGCATTAAAGTATGGTATCTTACGGAAATCATCATCAATACCACCATAAAGTAATTGGAACGTAATTCCTTTCGATTCATCCACATCACATCCATATTGTTCGGCTAACCACTCATGCACACTGGTTGTTGGGAGTTCGAAGTTCACCAACTTACCAATCAATCGAGGGTGATATGCGTTATAATCCATTTGTAAGAATATCCCATCCGATACAAAACATTCTCTACTACCATCGGTTTTGTTTAGGGCAGCATAGTTCACACCACCATGTCTATTGGATGGTCTACCTGTCACCGTAAATGGATTGTATTCCGTAAACACTAAATTATCGGAGGAAAGCTGTTTAGTGGCTTGAGGCCATCTATCAGTAAATTTTTTCCCATCGACACGGATTCCGAATTGTTCAATATCTGAAAGGGTAGGTATAAAAACTTCGTTGTACCACTTAAGAGTAGTAGTGTAAGGTTCATTATGGAAATACTTACCGAATTGCGGTTCTATTGCTTCTACAATCTTCATTAGAGGAAGGGATTGTATCAAGTCATCTCTATACCCTTTGTGAGTTAGGGTTGAAAGGAGAGGATTTAAAGGGGCTTCATAATCAATTACCTTTGCTTCCTTTCTAAAGTATGCCGAATCTACATCATATAGATTTACCGAAACATTAAGAGTATGTAATATCTTTTTCTTTTGGAATACCCACTTTTGTCCGTTGGTATTAAGTACCGTCTCTATTTCTTCATTAGATAGCGATAGAGCGTCTGTATGTTTATGTGGTAATATGTATAACCCATCGGAACATCGTACAACTACGAGCGAAAGAGAAGTGTTTAACGGATGCTTACTATTATCTACCCACAATGGATACCAAATAGATACTTCCGTTTCCAGCTTTTGTTTTAATTCATTAATTTCCTGAATAGACTCAACAATATTCATAGATACAAAGATACAAAAAAAATCCCAAACTACCAAATTAATGTAGAATGGGATTTTGGTGGAGATGAGGGGAATCGAACCCCTGTCTTACAAAGTAATCATAATACCAGCATATCACACGTTTAGGTAAAGTTTAATCTTATTCACTTTCCAAAATAATTGGGGCCGTATGGTTAGTACAGCTTTCCACCAACCTATCAGTTTTTAAGAGCCGATAGGTAGAGCTCCGTTTTGTTCACTTCTATTTAAATGTTCCACGAGTGATGCGGAATGAACTAAGCAGCGTATGCGTACTCAGAAGCCCCAATGAATTCCATCATAGAATCAAAGGTCATAGTTGACATTTCGTCAGTTATTGTTTTGTACAGATTTAAAGACATCTAGCACTTCTGTCTACGTGTGGTACTACCATTCTCATTGCAATCAAGTCCATGGCATCCCCATATAATTATGTAAATATACGAATAATTTGTTAGAGTACCAAATCTTTCTTCTTTTTAAATTGAAGTAAATTTGGAAGATATGATTGTATTAATGGTATCTTATCAACAATAGTCTTTATTGATTTAAAATTACATTCTTTTATTTCTGCATCAGTTCCTTTTACTTTCCAATCTAAAGATGCGGCTGTATAAAATGCATTTCCTAAAAACTTTTTGTATCCTATATAATCAACTTCAGTTATTCTAGAATTAGTATCATTTGCTTTTTGAATAAAATATCTTACAATATATCCCCTATCATAATCCAAATCAGTTAATGTTGGTATATGTGCTGATATTATTCTTTCATCAAAAGTACTACCTATATTTGATATTGTGTTATATCTGTTTAAATCCATTTTATATTATATTATCTTTGTAATCTAAAGCCACCTTCTATTTCAGTTTTCCAAATCATATCAGTAATTGTATGTTTTACAGATGTTACTTGAAAAAATCCAGTTTGTTCATATGCTTTTGGAATACCATTTACTGCAAACTTATCACCTCTTTTAATACCACTCACACCATGTATAGTAAAACTAAATTTAATTGGCATTAATGCAGATACTCCATTTTCTTCTTTAACAACATCATTACCATTTTTTAATGATTCAAATACTAACTGGTCATTATATGCAGTAATATATGTCATTTCTTCTAATGTTTTTCCAAAATCAGAACTTGCAATCAAATCAATTTTTGGTGCATACCCAATTTTACTTAAAAACATTTGCATTGCCTTTTCTTTAGCTTTTTCAGCTGCTTCACTTTTTTCTTTTGCAGTAGGAGTTTTTGTAGTTCCCTTATCTGCTGGTTTAGCTTGCTTTCCCTCAATACTTTTTAAAACCAAATCATCCGAATCCGTAAAAAGTCCTTTTTTCTTTTTACTATTTACCTGAGGTTGACTTCCGTTTACTTTTTGTCCTAATCTATTTCCAATAATTTGATTCATCTTTGCACCACTAATATCTAAATCCAATGAAGCATCCATAAAAATAGAATTTGAACCAGCTACATCAAATCTATATGGAGTTCCAGATGTTTGTGGATTTACATTCATATCAACTACACATAATTCAGTAGAGCCATCCGATGAGTTTTGTTCTTGTATTTGAAAATCCCATACTCCGCCAGCTGCCCCAGATATACCATTAAGAATTTGATATAATGCATCTTTTATAGAAAAGTTTTTAGTTTCTAATATACCTTTAACAAATTGCATATTAACATAAAGGTCTTCTAAAAATCCATAAGAAAGTGCTGGTTTATTTAATCCCACAAATGTACCATCATCTCCGAATTGAATTTGTCCTCTACTTGCAACACTACCATTTGCTATTGCTTCATCGTATGGGAATCTAACCTTTGTAGTACCATCGGTAACTGAATTATCAATTACGTTTGTGAAATCGGTTTGAGCTTGGTTTTCTGATGCTTGTAGTAATGAAAACTTTGGTGTTTGTGGATTTGGTATGAACAATTTATTTTTATCAGTACTAAATATTTTTGGAAATGCAAAACACACAGTGTTTTTTGTATTTACTCTAACACTAACTAATTTATTTCCAACTTTAAATGCCTGAAATCCTATTTTACTTAAAACTTCAGATAATACTGAAAATCTTATAAATCCACTATCTCCAATAAGTTCAGTACCTTCTGGTAAATCTACTTTTTTTGCATCACCACCTTTATCTGCTGTACTTGCCCCACCTCCAAATGTAAATCCAAAAAAACTAGTTCCTTTTAGTTTTGAATTCATTTCAGCTTTTACATTTTCATCTACGTTTATATAGTTTAATGTTGATGCAAAATTAACATCTTTTAATAATTCAGTAACTTCAAGACTTTGTTTATTGGATGGTAAATTATTAAATGCCATCATAAACCTTTGCTTGCCAACATCTTGTTCAGATGATATATCAGATGATTCATAAGCCTCTGCTTTATTAGTAGTTGTTTCTTCTTTACCTTCGGTATTATCAGCTGCATTAAGAAATGCTGGCAGTTCTGTAAATCCTGTACACTTTACAGTTATTGTCCATTCTTGTCCTGTCATTGAAACACTACCACCTGTTATAAATCCTAAATAATTATCATAGTGTCCGCCAGATGCTTTTCTTTTCTTATTAACAACTTGAAATGATTGATTTTCACCAACACTATCTCCCGTTAATCTTTGCTTATATTGAGATACTCCTTTATTTGTATTCCATCCCCATTCTAAAAATATAGTATATCCAGGCTCCAAATAATACTTACACATTGTATCCAATTGTGCTCTTGTATAACAAGTTATAGAAAATGTTGCTTTTCTAGAAATATTCCCAGCTCCCTCATCAACTTCAATTGAAGTTATATTTGGTTTAGGTCTATATCCATGAAACTCACCAGATGGTGAAATAAAATTTCCATACCAAGTAGTACCAACTGTACCACTCATTGTATCATTACCATATATTGAGCCTGCTCCACCACGTGGGTCACCAAATAAAGAAAAGTTTGGATTAGATATTATTTGACAACCACCGCCTACACCAGACGCTACCCTAACCCAAGCATTTAAGTTAGACACTCTCATAGTATCTCCTTTTCTAAGGGCTAGTTCTTTTTGAACGTAATCTGCGATGTTGGAAAAATTTGGAAACGCTGACATAAACTTTATTTAATTATTTGTAAAATCGGTTACTATTTGTATATAGTTTAATGGAATTCTTAATATTGTTTCTTCTGGGAATCCTAATGGTGCATCATGTATATTATTTGCTGATGCGATTATCCACCAAAGGGTTGGGTCTTGATAATATTGAAATGCTAATGTATCCAATCTATCACCTAATTCGGTCATTACATAGACATCATCATCTCTCAATGGAATATTAGGATATATTTTTGGTCTATATACCTCTCTACCATCGTGGGTTTTTTTAGTTTCTAATTCGTAATATCTACTTTCCATATCTTTAAGTTATATTATCACTTTTTTCATAGAACTTTCCATCTACATAAAAACCTTGCATTTTTCCTGTTTTAATCAATGATTGCTTTACAGCCTCAACTCCTGTATATCTTTCTACAATTTCCTTTTGCTGCCCCATCGGCCCATCCCAATAAGAATAAGTATATCCAAATGTACTAACGTATCCTTGCGTTTGTATAAGTTTTCCATTAGCATATATTTTTCCTTCATATCCATCGCCAGTATCCCTTGCTTCAATTTTATATGTTGGTGGTGGTTCTACTTTTGGTACTGCTGCGTTTTCCAAACCAGAATTTGTTTGTGTTGCTGTTGTTGCTTGAGCAGGATTATTAACAGGTGCAGTTGCTGACACAGCATCAACCTTTGGGGTAGTTGTATTAATAGATGCCTCAGCTTGTGCGGTACTTTCTTTATTATTTGAGTCAGCTGCAGCTTCTATTGAAGTTGCTGTATTTTCTGTTGTAAACGTTGATGATGTTTCTTTACCACTTTTATCTTTTCCTTTTCTAATTTCTCTAGGTAATTTATCAAATCCATATAAATAACCATCCTTTGTATTTGATTTTGATTCCACAAAGTTTAATGTTACACTAACATCTATTATTTTTGGTAATTTGTAATTATCTAAAGATGTTGATTCCCCATTCAATTTGAATGATTCATTATCAGCCATACCCATAGCAGCAACAGGTCCAACTTCCCAAGTACTATTATCATCAACAGTATATGAAAGTTGTGCAATAAAACATTCTTTATTTTTATATAAATTTCCAATTGTAACTCTAAGGAATGGTGCAAGTACTGCTATATTTCCTGCATATCCCTGTGGGTATGCTAATGATGTCAAAAAGTTTAATCTTTGCCAAGCTGCTATATGTTGTAATGGTGTAGTTGAATATACTTTAAAATTAAAAGATACACTTCTTTCTATACCAGTATAAGTCCAATATGGAAATGGTGAACCAATAAATTTAGCCGAATCCCAACTTGGTGTTGTAGTTTCTGTAATACCAGATAAAGTTGCTCTGAAGTTTACTGATTGCTTTTTTGCAATTGATGTAAATTTTAAAGTTATAAAATCATAATCATCCAATGTATCAGGCCCTATTTTTAATTCACTACCAGCATATTGAGTTTTTTCATTTACAAAATCAGTTTTACCACTACTATCAATACCATATTTTGTTTTTAAAGTTACTTTAGGAGTTTGTGCATCTTTTAATGATGAATAAGTACTAATAGTAACTCCCGGTCTTTCAGCTGATGTTGCGCTTGTACTCATATCGGCAGTTGCTGCGGTTAGTGCTGCTAACTTAGATGATAAATCATTTCTTAATGCAACATCATCCTGCGATGAATCAACCGTCTCTGAATATTTTGTTTTACCATCGTGCTTAGATTCTACTCCGGCCGCTATTGCTTTTTCATCCTTTGCAGCCAAATTTTGTTGTCCTTCTTTTCTACCTTCGGATAACTTAGCAGTTGCATCTTTTGTTGTTGAATCTAATGTTTCTTTGGTAGATGCAAATGGATTTTTAACTGGTAATGTTTTACCTGTTAATGATATATCAGGAGCTACTTCCGGAACACCTGGTTTAGCTACGGCCGCACCTTTAGATTTAGATTCATCATTAGCAGTATTTAATCCATCTAATTTGGATGATAAATCGTTTCTTAATTTAATATCATCCGATTTAGCATCTATTGTAGATGAATATGTAATATTAGCATCTTTAGCTCCTGCAGGTGTATCTTTTTTTGTATCGCCTATTTTTGTTTTACCATCCGATATTGCTTGTTGTCCTTGCTTTTGGGCCTCTGCTAATTTTGTTTTTCCACTTTCAACTGCTGTTTTAAATTTATCACTAACACTTGAAAATAATCCACCAGGATTTGGAATATCCAATCCTTTTGATTTTGGTACTAACTCATCTATTTTTTTATTAACACGGGGGCCGCCACCTAATGCTTTTGTTTCTTGTGCAACTAAAATAGATGAAAGGTCATTTCTTTTAAAATAATCTTCATCAGTTGGACTTATAGTATCTGAATATTTTCCGGAACTATCGTATTGTACTTCTTGGTCACTTTTACCTGCTAAGTTTTGTGCACCCTGCTTAGGTGCTCCAAATAATTTTTTCTTTATTTCACCTTTAAGTAAATTTATACCTGCTCCCAATAATTGATTACCAATTTGCTTAGGAGTTCCTCTTGCACTATTCTTTAAAACTTGTCCAACTAAATTACCTTTAGAATCTCCTTTAATTTTAGCAAGAGTAATCATCGTATCAGGTTCTTTACCTGCTTTGAAATCTGCGTTTAATGAAATCTTTGTTGGTATAGTTGATTCAGGAAAAGCAATACCTAATTTACCAGCAATTTTTAATCCAAAATCTTCTGCTTTTTTAAGGAAGTTACCAACAATACCAGCATCTTGTGGGTTATTGGAATTTACACTATCCTTCATTATTTCAACTAGTCTAGTTGATTTTTTTTGAAATTTAAATATATCAGTACCATATATTAAAGGTGCTGATAATGTATTTATTATTCGTAATCCACTTGTTTCTTCTTCTAATCTAGTTTCACCTTTGGTTGTTGATATTTTTCGTCTAATTGCAGTTGCTGCTTTAAAAGATGGTTCTAATAATACCGTAGTGTTCGCACTTATAGGTAAATCCTTACTATTGCGGATATCATATTTCTGCTCAGCAGTTTTACCATCTGCTAATACTTTGGTCTTAAATAATTCTTCTATTGTCTTACCCATCGTTATCTTTTACCATATGAATTTGAACTACCCTTATCAACTATTGCCGATACTCTTGATGTAACTTTTTGTCCATCCATATTAACGGATATTTTACCAGCATTTAAATCTGCTCTTAAACCTTTTATTTCTTCAATCAATTGAGCCGTACTATCAGTCTTACCTTCACCACCACCTTCTCCACCACCTCCAAATAAGCTAGATAATCCACCCAATGCCATCAAAACAGGAAGTGCAAGTAAACCACTAATAGCAACCAATGCTAATGCACCTGCTAACATAGTTAATGCACCTGCTAATCCTAAAATTGGCATGTAATCTATTTGAGATACTGCTGATATTTGTTCCATTATAGCTGGTAGTGTTGCGGATATTGCACCAAATCCACTACCTATTAAATTCATACCAGTTCCAAATACTATCAATGCTGCACCTAAAACAGCTATACCCAATGCACCAGCTAATACAAATGGTAATATTAAACCAAGTCCAGCAGCTGCTACACCAAATAAAACCAATCCAGCTGCTGCAGCTAATACAGAATCTATATTTAATCCTTGTATTAAACTCATAGCAAATGCAAATGGTATCAATGCTGCGCCTAATATTGCTATTGCTATTGCTCCTTGTATCATAGAACCACTTGCTTTTGATAATACATATGCAATACCAGCCAATCCAACCAATCCAACCAATCCCTTACCAACATCTTCCCACTTAACCGTTGCAAACTCTTGGAATGCTTTAGCAGATACATAAAGTGCTGCTGCTAATATTAATAATGCAGCTGCTCCTTTAATTAAATCACCTGCTTTTATCTTTCCAAATTTATTAGCTTGGTCAGCTCCCCCACCACCAGGTGCTGGAGTTGTTGCAGTAGATGGAGTTTTAGCTGCAGCTGCTGCGTTTCTTTGTGCAAGTAATTCTTTTCCTTTTGAAAAACTACCACCAGCAAATTGAGATGCAGAATCACCAGGACCACCTTTACCCATAATTTTACTAGCTGCCGCTTTAACCATATTTTTTACAAACTCTGCCGATGATTTTACAATACCACCCATATTAATTCCCAACCCACTTAATCCAGTTCCCATTTGGCCAATTGCAATTAAACTACTACCAAATCCTTTAGCAACACCAGCCAATGGTCCTGTTACAAATGCAGTAGTTCCTTCCCAAAGTGCGCTCCATTTAGAATTGCTACCTTCACCAATATCAGATATTTTATCTGCATTGGTTGCCATTTTTTGGAATTCATCAACTGATAATCCCAATAACTCTGCCGCTTTTCTCTTTTGGAAGATATCCATTTTATTGAATGCTTCTATACCACCCAATTCATCCAAAGTTGATTTTACAGCTCCGTTAATATCTCCCTCATATGCTAAACCTCTTGCTCTATCTAAATTAAGATTTTTACCAAGCATTGCACCCAATTCCATCTCCGCATTAATAGATGTTTCAAAATCTAAAAGGGAATCAGTTACTTTCGTCATTGAATCCATACTAACACCCATCTTAGCTGCTGCTACTGCTGCCTTAGATATATTTAATCCACCATTTTTACCATATTCAGCAAATGCTTTTGTTGAACCAGCTACATCCTTCATTAAGGAATCAATTGGAACACCAGCCGCTTTACCCATTGATTTTGTAGCTGCTGCCATATCCATAGCAGTTGAAGCAGAACCTTCGTTCATTCTTGCAAAGTTACCAACTACATTTGCAGCTTCAGCACCACTAATACCCATATTAGTTGCCATTAAATTGGCATTCAACTGAGTACTAAATGATACATCTTTTAATCCACCAAATTCTTTTGATAATCCCTTTGCAGTTTCTTCTGCATCCTTAAATGCAAAACCTAAAGCAAATGTTGATATTTGTGCTGAATCCACGTATCCTCCAAAACTTCTAACACTCTTACCCCACGCCTCCAAACCATACCCAGCACCAAGTATTGCAGCTCCTAAAGCTCCCTTAACATTAGATGTTAATAAACTTGCAGTTTCTAATATACCACCTATTGTATCTTTTATACCATCATATACAGCTAATTGCTTTCCTAAAAAATCTTTTTGAGCCTTAGTCATTTTACCAAGACTAGCTGCCATTTTATTTTGGTCTGCTAAATTTTCAAGAATAACTTTATCTGTTTCACTTATAGTGCCTAATGTACCTTTTAAATCATCATATTCTTTTTTCAATGCAGCATGTCCCGCCACATCATCCAATGTTAATTGTGCTATATCACTATTGATATCAGCCATTTTATTTAATACTTGAGTTTGTTCAAGTGTTAATGTATTGGATGTAAGAGTATTTTTAATTCTATCTCTTTCAAATTTATTTAGATTTTGGTACAAACCACTTATACTACTTACTGACTTTTCAGCGTTCTTAAGACCATCTAGTCTATCTTGATTTATTTTTTTAATTTCCTTTCCAGCATCTGATATTATTTTTTCCTGCTCCTTCAGTGCTGCAGTCATATCTCGATTTAGACGTAAACCTTCTGCCAACAAACGATTATGCTCAGCTTCTGCGTTTGATATTTTCAGTAAGGCTGCTGCTTTTTTATTTTCTAAATCGGCCATTTATAGAATTATTTTGAATACTTTTGTATTAATTTATTAAGAGTATCACTTTCTTTTTCAATTCTTTCCATAGCATCAATTACATCCGGTGGAAATTTGTTTTGTTTTGCCTGGTCTAATGCTTTATTTATTGCATTTTGTTTTAATCCATCAAAAAATGCATCAGTAAATTTTTTAGCTGAACTGAATAGACCCTCTTTAATTGGTTGTTTTTGTTTTGACATAGTTTTCTCCTTTTATATTGTATAAATATTGGATAATAAAAAAGTGAGGATTAACGCATCCTCACTTTCGATTTACTTTGAGCTTTTTTATATTCCTCAGCTTCTTTTTTCTTCATTTCAACCAATTTATTGAAATAAAACCTTCTCAAATATACAGGCATATGGTAAACTTCAGACCAAGTAAATCCATTACTGAATTGAACCATTTCCCAAATTTGCGAATGTAATTGTATTCTATAATCAAGCGGAAGGGTAAAAAAAGTTAATCCCGAAGGGTATATCAAGCGCCTCCGTTTCACCAGTTATTTGTGATGTAAATTGGAATGTCAAATCCATATCAGGACTCATTTCCTTAACATGCTTTCTAAACGCCTTAGTATCTTTTGCTAAGAATGCATTATATACCCATCTATTGATAAATCCTCTATCAGTATTACCATCAACAGATGTAATCATATACTTCAATCTAGTTGTTACATCATATTGAGTAGATGAGTTTTTGTTTAATTTTTCTAAAGCCTGAGTTTCTTTTGTTATCTCTTGCTCATCACCATGTGTAAGTAATTTAAATTCAATTTCTTTACCACTTGAAGGTAATATGAATTTATATGAATTATTAGAATTTAATACTTCCGTATCAATATCTTTTGTTTGCACTTTACCCAAATCAATAGTTACTGCTTGCTTTTCTAAAGTAAAAGGGTCAGTCATTTCTATCTCATAATCAGCGCCATATCCTAAAATACGAGTTGCTAAAAGGATAGCGTTCTTATCACCAATGTAAATATCATTTGGATTTACACCTGGTTCAACCACAACCGATTCAAATAACTTATCCAATACAATACCTTTTTTAATAAGGTTTTGGGATGCAAGAATATCTTCTTCTCTTGCTGTCATATACTTTATCTCACAAGTACCCTTTCTTAATGGATGTCCTTCAGGATATACTAATCCTTGAGATGGTAATTCAATGGTTTCGGTTGGGAAATCATTTTGTTTTGGTGCGGTTTGCATTTGCACCTTAGTTGTATTTGTCATTTCTGCCATAACGTTGTTTATTTTGTTTGTATATATAAATACATAGAAATTAAAAAAATAGAAAGCACAAAAAAGGGGATTCTTTTGAAATCCCCTTATTTTTATTATTTTTAGATTAGAATTCTAAGATTGCGTAATCATAAGATAGTGTTAATTCGATTGTTGCAACTTCATTTGAATCGAATGATAAATCTCCAAAGTTTGCTTGAGAGATAAATGCACCTTTCAATTTCCATTGTTCAATCTTATCACCAACTGGTCCTAATAAATAGAAATCAACATCTTTCTTATAGAAATCAGCGTATCCATCTCTACCAGTAATTGATTCATGTCCTAAACGAATCCACTCCATTACCGCTTGTGCTCCAGAAGGAACGATTGGGTCATAAAGTGTGATAGTGATATCTTGCCACTCACCTTTACCTTTCAACTTTCTCTTTACGTTGATATGGTCTAAAGTTACGGTTTCAAATTGAATTGTAGGTCTATTTGCTGCCTTTACAAGATATGAAGGGATATTATCTATCTCCATCACATATCTATTTTTCATCTTCGGTTCGAAGTTCGTATAGAACATCTTATCAAACTCTAATATTTCTGCCATTTTTTATTCCTTTTATTTGTATTAATAAATATCTACTTTATTGATTTTCGTATTATGCGTTAAAACTTGCTCCAGTTGGTAAGATGTTGAAATCTATTACGATAAATTCCGCTGTCTTAGCCGGTTGTAAGAAAATTTGTCCTGCTAATATGTTTCTATCAATTACATCAGGTGTATTGTTTGATTCATCCATTACAACTCTAAATGCGTATAAACCTTGTCTTTGTTGAACTGCCTCTAAGTAAGGGTTCACAGTGTTTAAGAATCTTGCTCTAGTTGTTGCTGTGTTTTGTTCGAACACTAAGAAACGAGATGTAGATGCTATAAACTTCTTAAGAGTGATAAGTAATCTTCTAACATTGATTCTATCTAAAGCTGATGCCTTATCTTGCAATGTCTTCTGTCCGAATGCTACAATACCTTGTCCAGGGAATGCTGCGATTGGGTTTACTTTATTCTCATATAGAGTATCTCTTTCAGAATGTGTTAATCTATTCAATACTGAAACTGCTCCACTAATACCACCTCTATTCAAACCAGCAGGTGCGAACCATTCAGCTGCCAATCTATCGTTTGCAGCGAATACAGCCGGCATCAATACTGATGGAGGTACACTCATTAATTTATTACTATTAGTATCAACTGTCTTAACCCAAGGGTAGTAAGTTCCAACGTAGTTAGAATCTACTGAATTTGCTTCTTCGGTTGCTTCAGTAATTGTTGCAGTTGCTGCCACAAAATCAGCGATGTAGAAACAATCTTGTCTATCTTCAACCATATCAATTACTTTTGTAGTAATAGATGGGTGTAAAGAACGAATGATACCAGGAGTTACAACTAAGTTAATATCGTATTCATCTGCATTTGATACAGCGTTAATTGCTTTTGTATATGCAATTGAACCATTAGTTGAGTTATTTGAACAGTTAAATCCTTGCGTATTTGCTCCAGTTATAGATGTACCTAAGTTAATTTTTACAGTTGGTGCGTTACCATCAAATCCATATTGGAATCCTAATAAAAATTGTCTTTTAACCATATCAGTTGCTGCCGAACCTGTCATTACATATGATAATTGAGAATCAAATGCGAAATCAACGTTTGCTCCAACCAATGCTCCAACAGGAATTGGTTTTAAGTATTGTTTGTTATCATCGGATGCACCAACAGTCTCAAAATCAAATCCAGAATAATATATAGGAGATGATGATGTGTTATTTGCCGAACCAGTTTGGTAAACTACCGCAGGTACTTTAGTTGTATCTGCTACATTTGTTACTATTGGGTTTGTATATGCTCCATGTCCAAATGGTGCTGATGAAATCGGGAATGAACCTGCCTCAGCTATTACTACTCTTACATATTTTGATTTGTTTGAGTAATCTCCATTTTCAGTTATCTTACCATTGTTATCAATCGTATTCCATCTATCACCAATTCTTCTAGCTATATAGTTAGGAGAAGCAGGGTCTAAGTTTACATTATTAAATGTTTCTACAACACTCTTTCTCTTATCAGTATCACTATATCCTCTTACAGTTACAGTGAATACAGAATAATCAGTTGCTCCATCTTCACCAGCTGCCTTTACGTTTGAAATACCAATTTTGAATTTAGTATTATATGGAGTACCATGTCCTAAAGTTACAAACTTAAATAAATCATATCTAACATTGTTATTATCTTTTTGAGATTTAACATATGGAGTTTCTGCAGAACTAATATCACTATAAATTTGTGGAGGTAATGCCGATGCTGATACAAATGTACCACCTTCAAGCCCCATCGCAGCGTTAGTGTAATTAGTTGTTGCTATATTTTTAAAATAAGCGTAAGTATATGCTGTTTTAGCTCCGAATGGAGAAGAACCAAATGTATCTACTACATCGTTAGTAGCAGTTTCTAAAATAGATGCTGATACAAATCCAAATGAAGAAGATACTACAAATGAACCAGATGCAAATCCAGGTCCTGCACCTGTTACAGTTGGTGTTCTGAATCCTACAGCCTCATCACCAGTTTCAGTTGAATATAAAACTCCAATAAGTTTTTGTCCAACCAAACCACCAGATGCAAATATACCAACAGGTAAATTTTGAGTATAACCACCAATACCACCAACTCTTACGATGGTAGCACTTCCAGCTTCTCTTAAATAGTTTTGTACTGCATATTCAGTATAATAAGTTCCATCAGGAGTTCCGAAGATATCTTCGAATTCTGATTGCGTTCTAACAATAGTTGGAACAAATGCAGGTCCTTGCTTAAAAGGTCCTATAAATGCTGCTCCAATCTCGCCTACTCCTTGCGCTAGGAAGGAAAGGTCATTTTCTCTTGTGAATACGCCGGGTGATACGATTCTTTCTGCCATTTTATTTTTCGAATTTGTATTTTAAGTTTGTAATTAAGAAAATCCAATATAATTACTTATATAAATATAAAGAAAATGTCCAAAACACAAATTTGTTTATAAATCTGCACTTTGGACATTTAAAGTTAATATTTTTAATTAAACCACTAAAGAACCAGTAGGTTCTATCGATGAACCTGATGTAGGTGACCAAGGTAAATTAACTGCCTCAACGCTACTAATAATAGATGTTTTTTCTTTTATTTGTGTGTTGATTCTATCTGATATATGGTCCCAATAGTTAGTTGCTCTATTTGAGCCACTTACATATCCTTTAATCCAATCCAATACAATTTCTTCTGTCAATTCATTGTATGGTACAAAATTATCAGGATTAATTTGGTCTAATGTAAACGGAGTTGCTCCAGTAAATAAACCATCGTTTCCATTTTCATCTATTCCTTTAACTTCCCATCTAGTACCAATTATAGCGTTATCTACACTATCATTGGTTGTTTTTTTAATTTGAGTTATTTTCCACTCGTATGTTAATGCCATAGTATTTCTTTTTAATAAATATTTATTTTTTCAAAATTATGATAATGTGTGATTAATTACTACTAATTCAAATTCATCACACATCTTTTCAGCCAAATAAGTATTGCTACCACTCCATGCATTTAATACATTGGTTGGTACATCCCATATTCCACTATTTATAATAGTATCAGGAACTGCATCAGATTCTCTATTCGGGTCTCTGAATCTTAATTCATATCTTAATCTACAATCATCCTTTCCTAAATCGTAACTCAGAATATTGGTTAAAACAACATTAATTGTTTTTCCAAATAAGTTTTTATTTTGTATTGTTGTTAGTATCATTGTGTATAAATATTTAATTATAAAGATTAACAATCTTCTAATTCAGATGCTGATGATATAACATTTCTATCTTTTAAATCTTCTACTAATTTTGCTTTCAAAAGTGGATATGCTTGTGCAAATATATCTGCACCTTGTAGAGATGAAAAATCAGCTACTGTTTTTTGATAAGACCTGCCATCAATTACTTCTGTTATAGATGCTGTCATTGGAATAGAATGCCAATGTGGTATTGCATCTACTTTTGCAAGAAATCTTTCATGAATAGGAGAACCAACTCTAGAAGCTATCGATGTTTCTATTAAATTAGCTTCTTCTTCACTCTTAAATACATTAACGTATAATTCAAGAGCTCCTTTGTTTCTATCTACAACATAACGATAAATTCTTACATAAGCTTCGTCTGTAACACCTTGAGATGTTCCTATCGTTGTATTAATTTTAATTGCCATAGTTATTCTATTTTATATATATAAATATATGGTTTTTATTCAAAACTCATTTTTTCTTTTAATTCTTTTAATTCTTTTTTAGTTTCATCCAATTCAGCTTTTAATTCTTTGATAGCTTCTAACAATAATGCTGGAATACCTCTATCTCTAACTGCCAAATAACCATCTTCACCTGCTCTTACTAAATCAGGAACAACATCTTCTATTTCCTGAGCTATGAATCCAATATCATGTCTTAACTTAGTTGTTTCATATTCGTCAGTTCCTTCTTTCCAATCATATTCAACTCCTCTCATTCTCATTACTTTTTCTAATGAGTTTTCTAAAGGTTTAATATTTTCTTTTAATCTGATATCCGATGGAGAACCATATGCAATAATGTTGTTTGATGCAATAATCACACCATCATATCTTAAGTTGATATTTGCACCACCACCTCTATTACCACTATGAATTCTTAAACCATAAGAAGCTCTTAATGCTAAATAACCATCATTCAAGTCACACAGGTCACCATCATCCGATACCCAAACACCACCACCACCATAGTTATCAAAGTTTGAACGAAGTACATAAGGTACACCAAATGTTGTAGCTCCATCTGCATCCGCGTACCATCTTGGCCATCTAGAAGACCAACCACCTAAACGGAATACGTTATCACCATCCAATCCTAAGTTAATAGCGTAGTATCCACCTTTATGGTAAGACATGAATGCACCATTGTTACCAGTAGTGTAAGCCTGTAATGTTGATGAATCCGTTGAAGTTCCGTAATATGCTCTATTGTATAAGAAATAAATTCTACCATCAACAGTATCACCACCTCTAGCAATTGCCCAGTTAGAGTAGTTACCACTATCCAACATACCTCTCCATCCAGTGAATGAAGACCAAGTATTTCTAAAGTACATTGTTGATACAGGTCCACTTGCTAACTGCCATCCATATCCACAACCATATCCACAAGTATAGTGAGCTGCTTGAACCCCTACCCAGTGTGAAGTTCCCGGAGGTTGGTTGCCCGGATTAGACCAAGTATCAAAGAATCCACTACCCCAGTTCCAAACGTTGTTTAAATCTTCAGTACCCCATCCCATTGAACCAATCCAATAGTTACTATCTCCAGTGTAGTTATTTCTACGGAAGTTACCTTTACCTGTCAAACCGATTCTCATTTTAGAGTAATCATCAGTTCCCTGCCATCTAGTAGTTCCGTTTCCATCAAAGTAGAATGATGTATCGTTTGAATCGTAGAATATAGGTGCTCTTGAACTACCAGCCATTTCAGTATATCCACGATCAATACTAAAGTAAGAATTTCTAATCCATCTCCACACCCAACTATATGAGTTATCATGCAAACCAGTAGTATTACCACCATTATTATAATCATGCATTAATGTAATCTGAGAACCAATACCCCATCCGTTCCAGCCATTACGACCACTACCCATTGTAGTTACAGTTCCATATGGATTTCCCTGATTTTCAGGAGAAACAAATCCTCTACCATATGGTTGCCAATACATACCCTGTGATGTATTCTGTCTAAACCAATCGTTTATATATACGTTTGTAAATGTAGGTGAACCATCAGTTCTTACCGATTGATTAAGATGACTACTCATCCAACCTAAATATCCTAACCAAAGGTCACCACTTCTATTGATATATGCTCTTTCCGCACCACTATCAGTTCTGAATATAAAGTATCCAGATGATTGGTGTTGGAAGTACATATGCGTACTATGCCATTGAATCTTATTATATTCACCTTGCCATCCACCCATATCACTATACAACATATAACCAGGTTGGATATAGTGATTGTTTGAGTTTACAAAGTTCAATCTTGATGTACCAGTAGGGTCTGATCTGTATCCGGTATCATTTGTATCATACCAAATAGTTGCATACATATCACCACCAGTTCCGTAATATGTGTTACTTAACCATCTATTTTCCATAATGATTCTTCTACCATTTAAGTAAGAATCATCTACGTTGAAATAGAAGTTAGAAAGATTAGTATAAATGTGAGCATGTCCAGTGTTTGCAGGTCCAAATTGAATCCAACCAGATGGAGTATTATGTCTATAACCCCAATCACCACCTGCGAAATAATAACCACCATCACCATAATCCATTGATGATAAACGAGAACGTCCATTAGGATTTGCAAAGAATGCAGTATTTTCAGAATCATAAAATATTGGTGCTCTAAATGAACTTGCTTCAGATGTGTGGTCACTATATGTGTACAATCTAGCATTACCATTATATTGAGTTTGGAAACCAGGATTAGAACTACCACCATCAACCGTAGTTGAGTTTGCTATTATAAAACCACCTCTAATAAGGATAGAATCATCCGCATCGTTTTCAGTTCTAATAACTAATCTAGAAGTTTCACCACTTACACCATTTGTTGCAGTTTCATAATAAATTTGTGCACCATCCGATGGATAGTTTACACCACTTCTAAAATCAATAGTAGCTCTACCATATGTACTACTTGCTAATAACACAAGGTTTGCTGTTCCAGAACCATAACTACTTCTACCAGTTGAAACATTACTTGCTAAAGTTAAACCTCCTAAATTAGATGTACCATTAGGGTCTAAATAATATCCAGTATCAACCCTATCATAGAATGCTGATGCGTATGCGTTTCCACCAATATAAACGTGTCCAGGCCCTTGCTCAAATCTTATTTTTTCATATGCAGTTCTATTACCACTAACTCTTGAAGGTACTGTGTAACTTCTTAATTGGTTTGTAGAATCTTCTGCAGTAATTCCAAATGTGTTTGATGGATTATCATGATACAATCCCCACCCAGTATATGGTTCATAATCTGCGAATATTGCTGTCCATCCTTCCGGAGTTACTTGCTGAATTGCTATTGCTGCCCCAGAAGATGAAGTACCACTTGCGTTTACTAAAGTTGCTGGTTTGTTATACGTTGCATGATTTACTGAACCAGCTACGAGTATTGATACACCAGTATCTGCAAAGTTTGCATAATAAGCTGTATTATCACTATCATAAAAGTATGGTGCTCTCCAATCGGATGTTGCTGTTCCAGTACCAGTTATTACCATACCACCAGCAAAACCTATACGAGAATAAGTTGTACCATTATTTCTCATTGCTAAGTGATGGTCATATCCACTTCCATACTCATAACCCAATCCGTACATATTACCGATTGGCCAGCTTTCACCAATAGTCCAAATTACTTTTGAAGCAGTACTATTGATGTTATAATCCCCCATCAAACCACCATTATTATTACTAACAAGGTAATTTGAATATTTCATTCTACCATTAAAAGTTCCAGTATTTAATTGCGAATCAGATGCAGGGTCTAAATAATACCCGGTACTAGTTCTATCATATACAATATCCGTATAAAATGCTCCAAAATTATAAGTGTCACCATTTGGTTGTATTCTAAATCTTTCCGAATTATTATATGCAATTCTTAAGTAATTAGATGCCCCACTATCTACCAATACATTGAATCTATTACTTTGGTCAGATGAATATAGATTTAAATGGTCATTCCATCCAGAACCAGCTGCAATAATATCAGTTCTTCTAAGGGTAGATGTACCATTAACATTCACATTACCTTGAAATGTTCTATTACCAGGCACACTTACTTTTATTACTTTCCAACCACTAATGTATGTAGTTCCACCACCAGTGTAGTTAAATAATGCTTGAGGTGTCCAATATTTTGTTCCACTTCTAAATTGTCCAGTAGATGTACCAAATCCTGTAATATACCCACTTACTTTAGTCCAAGAACTACCAGGGTTAGTATTTGACATTACCCAATATCCAAATGAACCGGGATTACCACCCAATGAAGTAAATGATTCATTGTAATCAATAGAACCCATATAGTGAGTGTTTGTTCCAGATACACTTCGTATCCAACACTCCATATAGTAAACATCGTTTGTATCTACTGGAATATAAGGGAATCCACTACTATAAGCCCCACCTACGTTTACACCACCTACTATTGATATAGCATAACCACCAGGTGCAGTTGAATCGTTTACCCAAGTTACGTTACCACTATTAAAATATGCCTGTAATTGAGTATTATTCCAAATTGGGTCAAACTCAAATACAGTTTCACCAGTTGTATAATGTCCAATAGGATATCTACTACTATCAACTCTAGATTGGTCTAATGCTAAACTACTGAATCTTGAGTATGAATTAGGGTCTAAATAATATCCGGTACTTACCGAATCGTAGAATATTGGTGCTCTAAAATCACCAGTTGCTGCTGCAGTACCACTATTATTTACTGTAAATCTCCAATCACCAAGATAAACTCCCCACAAAGTTGAAGTTTGTGCTCCCATAAAGATATCAGAACCTCCATTATATGATAACCATACACCAGGAGAACCAGTATTTAAATATGGAGTTCCGTTTCCGTCTCCAATACTAATTCTATTTGAAAATCTAGATTGATTAAATCTTACAGTATCACTTGTACGAACTGCTTGATTTAAATAATCTGCGAATTGATAACTATCCCATAAGTCCGCATCAAGTCCACTACCAGCCCCGTCATTTCCATCATCCCATACTCTCCTCCAAGCTTGCGATGTGTTAATTGCAGTTGCGCTAAAACTTCTATAATACATAGAAGCGTTAGAACTAAATCCTAATTGACTATAGTAGTTACCAGGATGTCTATTAATTGTTATAACGGTATTTGAATTATCAGTAGCCGGAAATAATCCCGAAACACCATTACTAATCTGAGCGGTATATATAAGAGTACCATCACCAACTTGCGAAAGTAAATCACCACCATCAACCAATCTAGTTGCAGCAGTTGCTGTACCAGTTAAAGGTCCAGTTATACCTGCAAAAGTTACACTATCAGTTGTACGAACATTTTGGTTCATTAAATGAACTTCAGTTGCTCCTTGTCCACTATCAACAGTTCCACTAAGAACTAAATTACCAGCTATGTATGTGTTATCGTCGTGATACCATCTATCACTACCTTCATCCCAATAAAATTGTTTTGTTGCTGCATTGCCTCTCTTAACTTCTATACCAGAGTTTTCAGTTGGGGCAGTTGATGCTCCAATATCTGCGTTAAGTGTAATAATATTATCACCTACGTTAAGGGTTGTTGTATTAATATATGTCGTTGTACCACTTACAGTAAGGTTACCACTAATTGTAGCATCTCCAGTTACTGTCAATGTACTACCATCGAATCTTAAATTTGCTTCAACGGTTGCGTTTGGTGCAGTTCCATTTAATGTGATTACACCATTATCAGTTGTACCAGTTAATGAAAGTAATCCAGAAGAACCAGACGTACCAGACGTACCAGAAGTTCCTGATGTACCACTCGTACCAGAAGTTCCTGATGTGCCACGAGTTCCAGAACTTCCTGATGAACCACTTGTGCCAGAACTTCCTGATGAACCACTTGTTCCAGAAGTTCCCGAAGTTCCGCTTGTACCAGAAGTTCCCGATGTACCACGAGTTCCAGAACTTCCTGATGAACCACTTGTTCCCGAAGTTCCGCTTGTGCCGCTTGTACCACTACTACCACTTACTCCAGAAGTTCCTGATGTTCCAGAAGTTCCTGATGTTCCAGAAGTTCCACTACTTCCACTAACTCCACTTGTCCCAGAAGTTCCTGATGTTCCACTTGTACCACTACTTCCACTAACTCCACTTGTCCCAGAAGTTCCTGATGTACCGCTTGTGCCAGATGACCCACTAATTCCAGAAGTACCTGATGTACCTCTCGTGCCAGAAGTACCACTCGTACCAGAAGTTCCCGAAGTTCCATTCGAACCACTAGCTCCAGAAGTACCTGATGTACCAGACGTTCCCGAAGTTCCGCTTGTACCAGAAGTTCCTGATGTACCTGCACTTCCCGATGTACCAGTATCACCTGTTCTAGAAAAACTTATTGTTAATTGAGATAAGTTTGGTGGTAACGTTCCTGCTACATAAGCAACAGGTATTTTATAATAACCAGCAGCTACTGTTATAGCTCCTGTAATTCTAAATGTATTATTTACAGTACCATTATCTCTAGATGTTAATGTTAATGTACCTCTAGCCGATGTTGTTGTACTATCATCCCAAGTATCATACCAACCAGTTTGTGTATTACCACTTTGGTCTAAGTTATCAATGTATAAAAAAGTTACTGAACCTATTGTAGCATTGTTATATTGTACTACTCCATTACCAGGATCAGAATCAGTTATTGTTGTTGAGAAATTATATTTTGTTCCACCACCTTGTCCAGAAGTTCCTGATGTACCTGATGTACCAGAAGTTCCTGAGGTGCCGCTTGTTCCAGAAGTTCCTGATGTGCCACTTGTACCAGAAGAACCTCCAGTACCACTAGCTCCAGAAGTTCCTGATGTACCACGACTTCCAGAAGTTCCCGATGTACCACTTGTACCGCTTGTGCCAGAAGTTCCTGATGTACCACTTGTACCAGCAGTTCCACCACTACCACTAACTCCACTTGTTCCAGATGTACCACTAGTGCCGCTTGTACCACTACTTCCCGATGTACCTCCCGTACCATTCGTACCACCTTGTCCTCCAGCTCCTGTTATACCACTTGTACCAGATGAACCAGAAGTTCCTGATGTACCAGATGTACCAGACGTTCCAGCCGTACCACTTATACCGCTTGTTCCCGATGTACCACGAGTTCCAGATGTTCCTGAAGTTCCATCTTGCCCAGATGTTCCACTACTTCCAGATGTTCCCGATGTACCTCCACTTCCAGATGTTCCCGATGAACCAGATGTACCCGATGTACCAGAAGTTCCTGATGTACCACGTGTTCCAGAAGTTCCCGATGAACCATCTTGTCCAGATGTACCACCACTACCAGAAGTTCCTGATGAGCCCGATGTTCCTGATGAACCAGAAGTTCCTGATGTACCAGAAGTTCCTGATGTACCAGAAGTACCACGCGTACCAGAACTTCCCGATGTACCAGAAGTTCCTGATGTACCGCTTGTTCCAGAAGTTCCTGATGTACCACTTGTTCCAGAAGAGCCGGATGTTCCACTACTTCCGCTTGTTCCAGAAGTTCCTGATGTGCCGCTTGTACCAGAAGTTCCTGATGTGCCGCTTGTGCCAGATGTTCCAGAAGTTCCAGATGTTCCAGAAGTTCCTGATGTACCAGACGTACCAGACGTTGCTGCTGCAAATCTTCTACTAATTCTTCCTGTTGTTGTATTAAGAACTAATACTTCATTTGTTGTATTATCGGTTGGTATTGTATCTCCGGTTACAAACATTGAACCACTTACACTAAGAGAACCAGTTATTTCTTGTCTATCAATAACGTTGTCACCAAATTTATTAGAACCAGATGAGAATATTACTGAAGATGATATGAATGTTGTATGTAATTCGGTTGTTGTAATTTTGCCTCCTACATTTAAGTTTTGGCTTATTACAACCGAACCAGTTATATTCGAATTTCCGTTTACTGCCAAACCATTACTAACTCTAAGTGAACCAGTTATGTTTGAATTTCCGTTTACTGCTAAACCACCACTAATTGAAGTTGGTACATTTACAACCAATCCAGTATTTGGTGAAATTATTGCAGTTGCTGAACCAGATTTAATTCTATCAATATCACCAATTGATGTAGCTGATATATTAAATAATCCACTACCGTCTCCTCTAAATAAAGATGCAGTTATGGATGATGAAACATTAAGTGAGCCTGATATTTGAGTATCTGCCTTTAATTGTAAAGGATTACTTCCAAATGAATCTATTTCATCCGTTTGTATTTTGGAAGCACTAAAATTTCCAACAACATCTACTGATTGTGATGAAAAACTAGCTATTCTGCTCCCACTTACAAATAAAGAAACTGTATCTTTATTTTGTTGATTTAAACCATTAGGATTGTTACCCAAATACTCCATTATCTAAAACTTTATGTTATTTCTAAAACCGAAACAATTACATCTGCCGAATTTGCTAACGATGATGTCACCGAAATAAAATCAGTTGCTTCTAATACCAACTTTTGTTCTCCACCAACTAATACATTTGAGCTACCAGGCATTACTAATGCATCTTTAACTAAATAAACAGCTTTGTTAGCTGATGTATCTCTCATCATTACACTTACTGAAATATTTTGTGATACAGAGTTTGCTATACTAACTCCTATAACTGTTGTTGATGTTGCGGCAGGTGTTTCATATACTTTCACACCATTCGTTCCAACAGAACCCGTAATACTATTTTTAAATGCGTTTGCCATTTCTTTTTATTTTTTTATCCTAATGCTATTGCAAAAGCTATTGCCGAATCCAATACACTTACACCATCTACCAAATACCCACCAGCTGTCAGATTCATTGAACCCGTCATAATTATAGAACCACTAACAGATAATTTATTAGTTACATTCAAATTACCAAATGATGCTTGTTGCACATCAATTTCTCCTTTAAATGAACCAGTTAAAGAGCCTGTGAATGAACCACTTAAATTTGCGTAAGCAGATGAGGCTTGAGTAATTGAGCCAGAAAATATAGGACTGTGTATAATCATTTATATTTATATACTTTTGTTATAGGTATAAATATAAACTATTTTCCTTTTAAGGTTTCACCGGCCAAGTTATACTAAATGGATTAGTTTGAGATGTAATATCTCTTAAAGATTGTCTGTATTCAGACCAAATTGCTTTTGTTTCGTTTGGTATATCTGCTAATTGTGTCCAATCACATTCAGATAATAATCCATTTCTAATTTCTCTAACAAAAAACCATTGATTTTCTATTCTATAATCAATTTCAGCTTGAGATGCATTAGTTTGAATCCAATTTTGATAATACACACCATCCGTTAAAACAGGAGTTCCTTCGATAATATTTTTTGTGTAATCATTTGGCATTGGGGTTGGAGTAACTACATACATACCCCATTCTGCTAAAAGTTCATTTGTTAAATTAGCATTAGCAGGAAAACTTACATTAGGATGTGATGTTCTTAACGTAGGTATATCGTATGGATAATTAATTGTATCATCTATTATTCTTAAATACATATTATTTAAAGTTTACAGGTATTGATGCGAAATTTGATAAACCAGTACAATTGTTGAATGCATCAGTTCCGGCTGGTGTTGGTGTTCTTAACCACAATGTAGGTGCAGTTCCTGTCAATGCATTTGTTGTAGAACTCATATTATATAAATTAGTAAATGTTGTTACATTTGTATTATTTGTAAATTGTAATACATTTGTTAATGCTCTACAATTTCTAAATGTACCAGAAAAACTAGTAACATTTACGTTTAAATCAAATAGTGTAGATGGTACTGATGTTAATCCAGAACATGCAAAGAAACAAGATGCAAAAGATGTTACCAATGGTACATTATCAAATAATCCAGTTGGTACTGTTGTTATTGTTGATATTGATGAAAATGCACTATTAAATGATGTTACATTTGGAGAAAAATCAAAAATATCTTCTGGTATTGTTGTTATTCTAGTACCATTCATAAAGTTAGTAAAATTAAGTACTTCGGATAAACCAGTATATCCACCAACACCACTTAAAGATGTACTACCAGGTATTGCTGTTAGATTTGTACAACCATAAAAGTTTATAGTTCTTAAACCAACCGTACCCCATTGTACTAATTCAGTAATAAGAGTTCTAATTCCAGCATTATTATTTACAGCAAACCCAGGCATAAATCCACTTATAGTAATTATATAAGTTCCAGCACTTACATATGTATGTACTCTATCTACAGAATTACTTGCAGTTATTATAGGTGAATTTGCACTTCCATCACCCCAACCAATTGTTAAAGATGGAGTAATTCCACCAAAATCAACTAATGGAGTTGTAAATACAGTATTAGCCGTAGTTGTTGTTATTTTAAAAACAAATGGATATTCCTGCGAACCATCTTGTGATACTAATCTTCTAAATATTCCCATAACTTTAAATATAATATTAATTAAAATTCTTACCGCCTACAAATCCATAATATGTAGTACCACCATTAAATGTGTAGAATACTAATACATCCACACCACCAGATCCTGTTAGGACTGGTGCATTTGGTCCATTAACCCAATCAATATTAGCAGGCCATGTCGGAGCATATGCTCCAGCGTTTACAGTTACTAAAGTAAATCCAAATGCGTTTGATGCAGGTGGGTTAGTAAATGTTATTGTTGGTGAACTATTAAATTGTCTTCTAAAATTGTTTGCTGTTGATAAATCTAAATTTACACTACCACCAGTTCCTAAATCATTATAAGTTTCTCTAAATGTTGTTGATGTAATATATGTAGAAGATACTATATTTCCAGTTACAGATAAACTAGTACCATCAAATGTAAAATTGCTTTCAACTCTTACATTTGGAGATGAACCTTCTAAAGTAAGAACGCCGTTATCAGTAGTTCCACTTAAAGATGCGAATCCAGATGTTCCAGATGTACTAATTGATGCAGTTCCAGAAGTTCCAGATGTAAATCCTGCAGGAGATGTACCTGAAGTTCCCGAAGTTACCCCATAGAATGATGTACCAGACGTACCAGCACTACCACCAGTTCCAGTTGTACCACTACTTCCAAAGAAAGTTCCATCCAAACCAGAAGTACCACCACTACCACCACTTCCAGACGTTCCAGAAGTGAAATTCGGAGGAGTTGTACCAGAAGTTCCCGATGTACCTGATTCTCCCGTAGAACCTAATGCTCCACTTGTACCGCTACTACCAAAGAATGTACCATTTAAACCAGATGTACCACCACTACCAGATGAACCAGAAGTTCCATTACCACTTGTACCACTTGTACCAGAAGTTCCTGAAGACCCAGCAGTTCCTGTTGTACCACTTACACCAGATGTACCACTACTACCAAAATAAGTTCCATCAAATCCAGATGTTCCAGATGACCCAGACGTTCCAGCCGTTCCAGCCGTACCAGTTGTACCATTCGTACCAGAAGTTCCTGAAGTTCCCGATGTTCCAGAAGAACCAAAGAATGTACCATTCAATCCGGATGAACCAGAAGTTCCTGATGTGCCAGAAGTTCCTGATGTTCCAGAAGTTCCTGATGTTCCAGAAGTTCCTGATGTTCCATTAGTTCCAAAGAAAGTTCCATCTAAACCAGATGTACCAGATGTACCAGAAGTTCCTGATGTGCCTGATGTACCTGTTGTTCCTGATGTACCATTTGTACCATTTTGTCCAGAAGTTCCTGATGTTCCATTAGTTCCAAAGAACGTTCCATCTAAACCAGAAGAACCAGACGAACCCGATGTTCCATTACTTCCAGAAGTTCCATCTAATCCACTCGTACCATCGAATCCGCTCGTACCACTTTCACCAGAAGTTCCAGATGAACCAAAGAATGTTCCATCTAAACCACTTGTACCAGATGTACCAGAAGTTCCCGATGAACCTCCAGTTCCTGTTGAACCATCAGTTCCCGATGTACCAGCTTCTCCCGATGTACCATTTTGTCCAGAAGTTCCTGAAGTTCCATTACTTCCAAAGAACGTTCCGTTTAATCCGCTCGTACCACTTTCACCAGAAGTTCCCGATGAACCAGCAGTTCCTGTTGTGCCATTAGTTCCCGATGTACCATTAGTTCCAGAAGTTCCAGACGTTCCTGATGAACCAAAGAATGTACCATCTAAACCAGATGTGCCAGATGTACCAGCAGACCCAGTTGAACCATCAGTTCCAGACGTACCAGCCGTACCAGTTGAACCATCGGTTCCCGAAGAACCATCAGTTCCACTACTACCGTTTGTACCCGAAGTTCCATCTATACCAGAAGAACCTGTTGTACCCGATGTACCTTCAGAACCATTTGTACCAGAAGAACCAGATGAACCAGCAGTACCAGTCGAACCATCAGTTCCACTACTACCATCAGTTCCACTACTACCATTTGTGCCAGATGTACCATCTATACCAGAAGAACCGGTTGTACCGGATGTACCTTCAGAACCATTTGTACCACTAGTGCCAGACGTTCCCGATGAACCAGCAGTTCCCGTTGAACCATTCGTACCAGAAGTTCCATTTTGACCAGAAGTTCCACTAGTCCCATCTATTGCAGATGTACCAGCTGAACCAGTTGTACCGCTTGTGCCAGACGAACCCGATGAACCAGCTGTACCAGTTGAACCATCCGTACCAGAAGTTCCCGATGAGCCAGATGAACCAGCAGAACCTTCAGTACCAGATGTTCCCGAAGTTCCATCAGTTCCCTTTGAACCAGATGTACCTGCTGAACCCGATGTACCAGTTGTACCTGATGAGCCAGCGGAGCCTGACGAACCATCCGTTCCCGAAGTTCCATCTTCTCCAGAAGTTCCCGATGTGCCAGAAGTTCCCGATGTTCCCGATGTGCCAGAAGTTCCCGATGTACTACTTGTACCACTACTACCATCACTTCCAGAAGTTCCCGAGGTACCAGACGTTCCTGATGAACCCGTTGTACCAGAAGTTCCCGAAGTACCGCTTGTACCACTACTTCCGCTTGTACCACTACTTCCCGATGTACCAGAAGTTCCTGATGTACCGCTTGTTCCCGATGTGCCGCTTGTTCCCGATGTGCCAGATGAACCAGATGTACCATCAGTTCCCGATGTTCCAGAAGTTCCAGATGTACCACCCGAACCAGTTGTACCGCTTGTACCAGATGACCCAGATGAACCCGTTGAACCAGATGTACCATTCGTACCATCACTACCAGAAGTTCCCGATGTTCCAGAAGTTCCTGATGTACCTGCTTCTCCAGCAGAACCAGAAGTTCCTGATGTACCAGAAGTTCCTGATGAACCTCCACTACCAGATGAACCTGCCGAACCTCCACTACCAGCACTACCAGAAGTTCCTGATGAACCTCCACTACCAGATGAACCAGCAGTTCCGGATGAACCAGCAGTTCCAGATGAACCAGTTGAGCCCGATGAACCAGAAGTTCCTGATGTACCTGCCGTACCAGTTGAACCAGAAGTTCCTGATGTTCCAGAAGTTCCCGATGTACCTTCAGAACCAGTTGTACCCGATGTACCACTACTTCCAGAAGTTCCCGAAGTACCGCTTGTACCAGAAGTTCCTGAAGTTCCTGATGTGCCAGATGAACCTGATGTACCAGCTGAACCAGTCGTACCACTACTTCCAGATGAACCAGACGAACCACTACTTCCAGAAGTTCCAGATGTTCCTGATGAACCCGATGTACCCGATGTTCCAGATGTTCCAGATGTTCCCGATGAACCAGAAGTTCCTGATGTTCCAGAAGTTCCTGAAGTACCCGAAGTTCCATCTATACCACTAGTTCCAGAAGTTCCAGAAGTTCCTGATGTACCAGACGAACCACTACTTCCAGAAGTTCCCGATGTACCAGATGTTCCAGAAGTGCCGCTTGTACCACTACTTCCAGATGTACCAGCCGTACCACTACTTCCAGAAGTTCCCGATGTTCCTGTTGTACCAGAAGAACCAGATGAACCATTTGAGCCGGATGTACCAGAAGTTCCTGATGTGCCAGATGTTCCCGATGAACCAGAAGTTCCCGATGTGCCAGATGTACCAGCAGTTCCATCAAATCCAGATGTACCACCAGTTCCAGATGAACCAACTGCAGCTGCTATATTTCTTCTTTCTAATTTTTTTGTTATATCATTCCAAATAACAACATTCTCAGATGAACCCGTTGGTAATGAATTTAATAACATACTACCACTAACACCCAAACTACCACTAATAGTTAAGTTTGCATTAATGTTACTATCTTTGTTTACTTGTAAGAATGATGCTGTATTTACACCTTCCGCATTTAAAGCGTAAAGAGCGTATGATGCGGTGAATGCTAAAGATGCAGTTCCAACTAACATTGAAGAAGTTTGTGAACTAAGTAAATCACCAATACCACCACCAGCGCCCCCACCACCCAATATCGTTACCAATACCCCATCTGAACCAGATGGTGTAACGCTTACACCACTACCAGTAAAGTTAATTTTTGCAGTTTGTGATTTTGCTAATGAGCTTGTGTAATAAACAAATAATTCAGTACCACCACCTGCTCCTGCATTTAATGCATATGATGCAGTTAATGCGTAAGAAGAACTTACTGCTCTAAATACAGACATAGAAGATGTTTGGTTATTTCTTACAAAATTTTCCAAATCACCCAATGCTGCCAATGATGCTGAATTAAATCCAACAATACTTTCAGCGATACCAGCTCTAACTGCATATGATGAAGATAGTACATTTCCAAATACTCTATCACCAGTTATTGTACCATTAATTAACGAACCACCGCTTCCAATTACAACGTGTCCAGAAGTTAATCCAGCAAATTTAATTTGAATAGTATCTTCATCAATTGATTTAACAGTACCAGGTAGGATTTGGTCTTCAGAACCAGTTGCGTACACCTGAACCATAGGATATAAAATTCCTAAGTTGTGCACAATTGTTAAATCACTTACATTACTAAATGATACAGTTTCCGTTAATGTTGTTTCAGGTTGTGGTACAAAATATCCTCTATTCTCATCGTATCTTAAAATATCATATTCTGCAGATGCGGTTGGTCCTACTCCTTTGAAATTATATGTACCTAAGAATGAACCACTAATTAATGGAGAGAAAATATAATTACTTCCAGTAATACTATTTGCTCTTAAATTTTTATCAACATACATATCACCATAAAAAGATGATGATGCGTTTACTACGAATCCATTATTAGGCGATATTGATGCTGTAAATGAACCACTCTTTAATATAAATGTTTCAAATGATATATTTGCTAAACTAATATTTGTTAATCCACTACCATCGCCATAATATGCTGAGCCACTTTCTACTACAACATTTCCACCAGTCACAAACAATCCACCAGTAACACTTAAGTTACCAGACACAAATGTTCTAGTTCCAATTTGCAATCCTTTGTCTGGCGATATTACTGCCTGAACTGAACCTGATTTAATTCTATCTAATTGTAAATCCTCTAATGCGTTTGCAGGTATATTAAATAAACCACTACCATCACCATCATAACGAGATGCGGTTATCGGAACGTTTACATCAAATTTATTTGGGTCTACTATTGCTCTACCAGATCCAGAAATAATTCTATCTAATTGTAAATCTTCTAATGCCGATGCTGGGATATTGAATAATCCACCACCATCTCCTTCATAACGAGATGATGATATTGAACCACTAATAATTACAGACCCAGTAAATACAGAACCATAATAAGAACCTGAATTAGAACCTACACTACTAAATGTACCAAGAGTATTAACAATAAATTGTCTTCCACTTTGTACAGATGCCGTTGCCGAACCACTTGATATCAAAGGTGCTGCCGATGCCTGTACATTAGTTAATTGAGAACCATCTCCACTAAATGAAAATGCTCTGATACTACCACTAACATCAATTGAACCCGTAAATCTAGAACCAATAGCTGAACCAGTTGCTCCAGTTGTTACTATGAATGTATCACCACTTGCTACCGATGCCGTTGCCGAACCACTTGCTATAAATGGTGCAGCTGCTGCTACAACGTTTGTAATATATCTACCATCACCAATAAAGAATTGAGATTGTAAACTTCCACTAATATCAACACTACCAGTTATACGAGTACCAATTTGATAATTAAGACCAGAACCAGTTGCTCCCGTTGTTACCACAAATGTATCACCACTCGTTACAGAAGCTGTTGCAGAACCACTTGCTATCAATGGAGATGCTGCTGCTACTACGTTTGTTATAAATCTACCATCACCAAAAAAGAAATTAGTTGCTCTAATACTTCCACTAACTTCAATTGAACCAGTGAATTGAGAACCTAATTGAGAACCAGTTCTATCAGTAATAACTTTAAATCCTTCATCAGGTGTTACAGATGCTGTTACAGAACCACTTTTAATTTCAGTAGATATTAATGCATCTTCTGTTAATGCTGAACGAGGTATATTTCTTAAATGAGTACCTTCCGCATATATAAATGAAGATGATTCTATAAATAATCCGCCACTATTATCGTTAATATAAACACTACCACTTACTGATATAGACCCAGTAAATTGTGATGCAATTGATGCCGTAAATATTCCAGCCTCACCAAATGAAGATGTAAACGGAGTAATAACTCTAAATCCAAAGTTAGGGGATACCGATGCAGTTACAGAACCCGATTTAATTTCTGCTGATATTAATGCATCTTCCGTTAATGCTGCTCTAGGAATTTGTCTTAAGTAAGTTCCTACAGCGTATATAAATGATGATGAATCTATTAAAATACTACCACTAAATGATGAACCACTTTGAAATGATTCAACAATAAATCCATTATTAGGAGATACTGATGCAGTTACGCTTCCACTAGCTATTCTAACTGAATCTTCAGTTATAGCAGAACGAGGGATATCAAATAAGCCCCTACCACTACCACTATACATTGAAGCGGTAACATTACCAATTACTTTTGTTTCTCCAATTAATTTTATTTCAGCAGGTATTACTATCGAATTAACAATATTAATAGGACCTGCCATTGATGAGTGTAATTGGCAATTATAATATAATAAATCAGGAGAACCAGATGGTGGGGTGAATGATATTATACCATTATCATCCCCATTATTTGTTACACCATTATTATATATATCTCCAGTACCAGTAGATTGTACTGTTTTTATCAAAAATGGGTGGCCACTTGCATTTATGTTAAATGTGTAATCTACACCTCTTACTAAAGTTAAAGTTGGGTTTGAACCACTTATTAATCCGTTACTAATATTATAAAGACCACTACCTTCATTTGTTACAATAATTACTGTATCTATATCATAACTAGGGGTATTTCTTGCAGATGATGATACAATAAAACTACCATCAAATCTAGAATGAGTATTTACTTCAAATCCTTCAGTTGGTGATATTGATGCGGTTGCACTTCCACTAAATATTTTTGTTGAATCTATTGCTAAATTAGCTAATGTAATATTATTAAGGAATCTACCATCCCCAATAATAAATGAACCACTCCTTACAAGCACACTACCGGTTATATTTACACTACCAGTAAATTGAGAACCACTTTCTGCTGATTTTACTATGAATCCAAAGTTAGGAGATACTGATGCGGTTACCGATCCTGATTTGATTTCAGTTGATATTAATGCATCTTCACTAAGAGCATTTCTAGGGATATTTCTTAAATAAGTACCCTCACCATAATATGCAGATGATGAATCCAATATTAATGAACCAGATGTTGTAGTTACTCTTAAACTTCCAGTAATTGCAACACTACCAGTAATTCGTGAACCATTTGCTGCAGATTCTACAATAAAACCTCTATCAGGCAATGCCGATGCCGTTACACTTCCACTTGCGATTCTAAATAATTCTTGAGATAGTGCTGAAAATGGTATATCGGTTAAACCAGCACCACTACCACTAAATACGGATGCTGATACACCCATTCTAAATAATGAACTACCACTTACTTTTAAACTACCGCTAAATATAGAACCACTAATAACAGATGTTACAAGAAATCCAAAATTAGGTGAAACTGATGCAGTTACCGAACCACTAAAGATTCGTGATGCATCTAAATCAGATATTGCTGCGGCTGGGATATCAAATAAATTTCTACCACTACCACTAAAAGATGAGCCAGATATAATAGATACAGATCCAGATATTTTTAAACTACCAGTAAATTGAGAACCAATGGTTGGCGATACTACTACAAATCCAAAATTAGGCGATACTGATGCGGTTACACTACCACTAGATATTCTAGATAATTCAAATGATAATGCAGATTGTGGTATATCAAATAATAATCTACCACTACCACTAAAAGCAGAACCACTTCTAGCTTCAATATTACCACCAGTTACAAATAAAGAACCGGTAAACTGCGAACCAAATTCTGCAGATACTACTCTAAATCCTTCATAATTTGGATTAACAGACGCAGTTACAGAACCACTTGCTATTTTTGTAGATATATCCGCTGGTACATTTCTTAATCCACTACCATCACCAGTAAATGAACCTGTGAAAAAGGATGCGCTAACCGCAAATGCTTTTACACTTCCGCTAACATCAATTGAACCCGTAAATTGAGAACCAAATGCCGAACCAGTTGCTGATGTTTCTACTCTAAATCCAAAGTTAGGAGATACTGATGCTGTTACAGAACCAGATGCTATTCTAAATGCATCTCCAGTAAAAGCAGAACGAGGAATATTGAACAATCCACCACCATCACCTTGTATAAATGAGCCACTAAACGAACCAGTAAATTCTCTTGCTCTTACATAATCTCTTACATATAAACCACCACTAATTGCAGTATTTCCTTCAAATAAAATTCTATTTGGTAATAATATTGCATCTACAATATTAATTTGCCCGGCCATTACAGAATGGAATTGACAATTATAATAAAGTGTATCAGGTGAACCTGCTGCAGGTGTAAATGTTATTATACCAACATCATCCCCATTATTAGTTACGCCTGTATTATATGTACTTCCCGGCCCAGTAACATTTGCTGTTTTAATATAAAAAGGATGTCCTGATGCATTTAAATTAAATGTATAGGTTACACCTCTTACTAAAGTTAATGTAGGATTATCACCTACAGCCCCACCAGTAAACACATATGATGCAGCTAAATTATTTGTTACATTAAAAACATTATTTATTGATGCAGTTGGAAATATTTCAGCAGATGATGATACAACAAAACTACCACTAATAGTTGAACGAGTATTAACTCTAAATCCAAAATCAGGACTAATAGATGCACTATATGAACCAGAAAATATTAACGATGTATCTAAATCGGAAATTGCTGTTTTAGGTATATTAAATAACCTAGCACCACTACCACTAAATGACCCAGATGATAATTCAACACCACTACCCGTTATAAAAAGTGAACCAGTAAATTGAGAACCACTAGCAACAGAAACTACTACAAATCCAAAATTAGGAGATACAGAAGCAGTTACACTTCCACTAGCAATTCTACTTGATACCAACGACTCAATATTAAGTGCAGATAGTGGAATATTAAATAATCCTTCACCACTACCACTAAAAAAGCCAGAACCAGATGGTATTACTATATTTCCAGTTACAAATAAACTTCCAGTAAATGTAGAACCACTTAATGAAGATTCAACTCTAAATCCAAAATTAGGAGATACCGATGCAGTTACACTTCCACTAGATATTAAAGTTGCATCTTCAGTTATAGCAGAACGAGGAATATCAAATAACCCAGCACCACTACCAGTAAACATCGATGCCGAAACAGGAAATTGAAACGTTGAAAATGTATTAACAACAAATCCAGTATTAGGAGCAATTGAAGCAGTAGTAGAACCACTAGCTATTCTAGGAGCATCTTCAGTTATAGCAGAACGAGGGATATCAAATAAGCCCCTACCACTACCACTAAACATAGATGCCGATACTCCAAACTGAAATGTTGAAAATGTATTTACAACCAATCCAGTATTTGGTGCGATTGATGCGGTTGCAGACCCACTAGTTATTAATGTTGCCGTTAATGCAGGTAGATTAAATAAACCACTACCATCACCTCTAAATAAAGATGCTGATATACTACCAGTTATTCTAACACTACCAGTAAATTCAGAGCCACTTATTATAGATTGTACTCTAAATCCAAATTCAGGAGATACCGATGCCGTTATTGAACCAGTTGATAATCTTGTAGCTTGAGGTAAGTTAAATATATCTCTACCATCTCCAAAGAAAGAACCTGTAAACGAACTACTAATTGATTGAGATGCTGTTATATTATTTACAACAATCGATGAGCTAACTAATACAGAACCAGTAAATTCTTGCCTATCATCATACTTGTCACCAAAAATATTTGAACCAGAAGAATAGATTACTGAAGATGATATATAACTTACAATTATAGTTTCCGCATAAATTGTATCATCTACATAAAGGTCACCCTGAACTCTAGTATTTGTATTAATTACTAAATTATCTTGTTTAAAAGATGCCGTTGCCGAACCACTTGCTATAAAAGTTGCCGCGGGTAAATTAAATATATCTCTACCATCTCCGAAATAAGAACCAGTAAATGAACCGGTAAATGAACCAGTGAATGCACCAGTTACTCTATCTAAATCTAAACTTCTTACAAATCCTCTATTACCCTGGTCATCCGAAACTACAATAGCAGGATTTGTTAATAGTGATGCAGAAAAGTTAGGAACACCTAAATTCGGCTCTGCTTGAGATAAATCCAAGAATTGATACCTGTCAGATGTTACATTTTTCGGGCTTACAACCCTTACCCTGCCCGTTAATAGATTACTTATTGCCATGCGTTACTTTCCAGCTTTGTTATAAATATAGAGAATCCCTTATAAATATCAATCAATGATATTATTGTTATTCATTCGCACTTTCTAACAAAGAAAGAACCACAGTTAATTCAGTTGAGCCAGAAACAATAAATCCGTATGTTTCTTCTAATACTAATTTACCAGAAACAACAGGAGATAAAGAATCTGCTGGCGGTATTGTTACGTTGGTAACTAATCTCACAGCTTCTTGCTCAGCAAATACAGGAGATTCAATTGTAGCTTTAATAACGTCTACTAAACTATTAACTACATATAAGGATGCCGATATACCAGCCGTAGTACCATTTGTAAATCCACTCAATACAGATTGAGTAACACCACTTTGAAATAATAATGGTGAATCAGTAGAACCAGTTACGGATTGATTTTTTATAATTTGATTTGATAGTACTTTTAAATAATCTAAAGCAAATATAGATGCAGAGTATTCAGTTGAATCAATAAGCGATACTCCATTTTTATCAAAATAAGCTTTTGCTGCTTTATTTGTTCTAATAGTTGTGTTATTAGATATATCATATTTTATTGCATCCACATCATCCAAAGTATTTTGTTCAAAATAAGATGATATAAAAGTAAATGGAGTTTCTGATAAATTGTTTTGATTTTCTGTATATGCCGCTATTTCTTTTCTTAAAAATTGTCTATTTGCATTTAATAATAAAGATGCACTAGCAAAACTACTACTAAAATTTAATAAAGATGCAGAAGAACTTATAAAAGAACTTCCACTATATACATTACCAAATTCAGGTACAGGTATTTCTTTATTTGATGTTACAAATATAGTTACAGGTTGTGTTAC